ATTAAAAAGAATATGGGTGGACCTGTTCGTGGTGTAGGTAAAGCTATAAAAGGTTTTGGTAATGCTACATATTCTAAGAAAATGTATTAATGGAAATAATAGAAATATATACTGGTAAAGTAAAAGAGGTTGTATCTAAGAAAGAGTTTATAAAAAGATATAATAAATCTGTAGACGATAAAAAAGATAATTATAGTTTAGTAGATACAATACAGATACAACCTCAAAGAAAAGATTATAAAACATTTAGTGAATATTGGAAAGATACTTCGGAATACTTAAAAGAAAAATATAGGTATACTTATGGCAGCAAAAAGAAAAAAGAGTAATATGAAAGGCATTACTATTAAAGGAGGAGGTAAACGTTCTACCGAGTTTGGTGCTGGAATGACACCAAAAGGAGTAAAACAATATCGTAGGCAAAACCCCGGTTCTAAACTAAAGACTGCTGTAACAGGTAAAGTTAAAAAAGGAAGTAAGGCTGCTAAAAGACGTAAATCATATTGTGCTAGATCAGCAGGTCAAATGAAGAAGTTTCCAAAAGCTGCTAAGAATCCAAATAGCAGATTAAGACAAGCTAGAAAAAGATGGAGGTGTTAATTAATTTTGTCATATCTTAGTTCAAACATACCACATTTTAAATGTTGGGTAAGAAAAGAATTTACAAACAATCATCAAAACTATCAAGGAGAATATTTACATGCTCTAGCTATAGCCGTTAATACAATACCAGACAGATGTTTAAGTTTTAATATTGTATTTACAGGTTGTGATGAAGAAGAAAATATACATGGTGGAGCAATGTGGGCTAGAATGCCGATAACAGCTTTAATAGCTGACACTGAATTAGAAGAGTGGCCTACATTAATGCAAACACATTTAGCTCAACCTTGGGACTGTTCTTCTAGAAATCATTCAGTAATAGTTATGGATAGAGTATCATCAAGCCCTTGGCTTTGTAAAATAGATGGAGAATTTTATACAGGAAGATATATGTTTACAGTAGATTATACAGACAATGCAATAGCTGACGATCCAGCACAACATAAACAGTCACATGTTTTAGAACTTACAGATGCTGATCAATATACAGGAAATATAATAGCATTGCCAAATAATCGAGTAAGAGTTACAAATCCTGCTTTATGGGTAACAGGTGAAGGAGTACCAGATTTTACTCCAAGTCAATATATTCATTCAGCAGAAATTGACAATAGTTATATGGACCCTAATATTACTTTTAATAATCTTTATATGGAGGAAAAGAAAAATGGCCGGAAGAAAAAAAACTAAATATATGTCCAAAGGTGGTGTCGTTAAACGTAAAGGTGGTGGCATGGCTAAAAAGACTAAGTACAGATCTAAAGGTGGTGTTGTTAGACGTAAAGGTGGTGGAAGGACCAAAAGG